CCGCCGCGATTGCGGCATACCCGACAAGATCGTCGTAGTCGTCTGGCTCGTGCTCGCCGGCGGTCATGCGCGTGACCTTGAGCAGCGCCAGCATGACGGCGACGTCGTGCGCCGCGATCGGCTTGCCGATGTACGTCGACCAGAGCACGGCGGCCGCGGTCATGTTTCCACGCCAGTCGCCATGCGTGTGGCCGCGCTTCTCGATCAGCTCGGCGACGTCAAAAAGGACTTGAGCTGGCGTACTCGTCATGCAGACTCTCCATCTCGACGCGCGGGATGTACCAGCGGTCGCCGAACTTCCGGCCCTTGATCTCGCGGCGTGAGATCATGCCGTACAGACGATAGCGGTTGCGCCTGTTGTCCGCGCCGAACAGCAGCTCGCACGCTCGCGAGCTGTCGATGAGCAGCGGCAACGGCTCAGTCATCGAAGCCACCGCCGCTGAGACCTGACAGCTCCGCGAGCTGCTGGTCGGCACCGGGCTGATACCCGCCGGCCGCGTCTTCCGTTACGCGCTGAATCTCGACCGAGATGTTCCCCGTGTCCTCGTATTGCCAGCCGCCGAAGCTATAGCGGCCTGGCTCCAGCGCGACCTCAAAAATGACTTTGCCGTTGGCGTAATCAGGCCGCCGGCTGCCAGGCTCCTTCGTTTCCTTGAACAGATTGAATTTCTTCACTTTCTCGTATGTGGGCATAGCTCACGCTCCTGTTTTGTTTTCGAGTTCGCGCCGGCGCTCAACGTATTTTCCGGCTAGATAGTTGTGTAGCTCGGCATCTTCCCGCGCCAGCCGCTCGCGCCACTCGCACACGGTGCTTGACCACAGCTTGTGCTCGGCGACGTTGCGGTGCTTGGCAAAGCCGGCGATCTGCTCGGCGCACCACGCAGCCCAATCGGTCTGCACGTCGGACGCGTCAAAGGGAATGTCGTCGGCCGTTGCCGGCGGTGGCTTGGTCGCGACGGCTGGCGGCGCAGCGGTATAACGCTGCACCTTATCCATCTCGTTCATGCTGGCATACTCGCCGCCGTGTAGGCCGAGGCTCGCAAGCGCGCGGCCGATCGCTGACGTCTCACAATTCTCAAGCGCCGAGGTCTTGTTGACGCTGGAGCTGCCACGCACCTCTTCCGCAAGCCCGCTGCCAAGCACCCGGCCGTCCTCGTCGGTGATGGTCGCCTGCACCTGCACGATGCTGCCGTCATCTTTGACGACCGTCGTGTTGACGCCGTGGTGACAGCCGAAAGCCTTGCGCCACTCCAGCACGCGGTCCTGCACCATCGTGTATCGCTTGCCGCCTCGTTGCGCAACGCCAGCAGTGCGATTGACCTTGCTGATCGCCTGCATCACCGCCAGCAAGTCAGTCATGCCGGTCGCACCACGGTTGCCGGCAAGTCGGTGAGAATCTCATCCATCACGGCGACGTCGATGCGCGGCTCAGCCTCGAACGTCACGCCGACGACGACGCCGGGCGTTGGCGCGCCCGCGCGCACGACGACGACAGGGTCTTGCAGTCGAAAAGCTCTTTCGTGTCGTTCCATTTTTCCTCTCTCCACACAATTGCTGATTTTCCGCTTTGATTGCGGCGACGTTCGCCGCTGTCTTCGACCAAGCCGCGCCGCGCCAGTTCGGTGACGCGCGGTCTGATCGACAGGATGCTCATGCCGAGCGCGTCCGCTGCCTCGTCAGCCGTGAGCCCGCCCTCGCTGGCCTGGATCGCGCGCAGCGTCAGCTCGCGCAGGGTCGGCGCGCGCTCGGCGACGGCGTCGGCCGCCGCGATGCTGGTTTCGCGCCCTACTGCCGCGCCTGGGAGCGGGTAGGACGCGCGGTCGATTAGCCAGCGTGCACGCGCGCTCACGGCGTGTCTCCGGCGCGGCGCCTTTCACAGGTCCGCCACGGCGGCTCCTTCGCTGCTGCCTGCGCAAGCTGATCCTGCGCAGTGACCTTGCTGACGCGCGCGGCGCTTTCCTCGTCCGCCAGCTTGTTGATCGCCGGACCCCGGCCGCGGGAGATCGCGAAGTCGTCGCCGCATTCCATGATCAGGCGCTCAGTGCGCAGCCAGTGCTCGCGTGCGTCAAGCCAGCGCACCACGGCGCGCAGCTCGGTGATGGTGAAGCTCTCGTTCATGCTCACATACCCCACTGTTTCTCGGCCGCGGCGCGGTACGCCGGCGGCACGTCTCGCCACATGAAGTGCGAAAAATCGGGCGCGATCATCGAGAACAGCTCCTCGATGCTGCCCGCGCTTTTCATCAGATTTTCTCTCGCCCGCGCGACCACGCGCATATGCTCCAGCGCCGCTTCAAGGCTCGCGACTGACAGCTCCTCGCAGTCCTTGCTGTCGAAAACTCGCCAGCCCTTGCAATTGGCGTAGACGAGCCGGACCGGCACGTTCTCCGCTTGCTCGCGTAGCCACTTCCAGTAGAGCGCCACCTGGCGCACATGGTTCGGATCGGGGCGCGCCGGCAAGCTGTTCACATGCCAGCCGCGTTTGGATTTCGCTGACAGAGTCGGCCAGCGTGTCTTGATCTCGACCACGCCTTGGGCCTCGACGTCGATCTCGCCAATAAAGTCGAGTTCCACGCCGTCGAGGCGCACGCTGACCCAACGACCGTCAGTGACCTGGTTGGCCTCGCGCGTCGCTTCGGCCAGCCCTTCGGCTGTATGCCGGCAAGTCAGTTCAAGGACGCTGCCGCTGATCGGTACGACGCCAGCGTCTTTTTCTGCCCTGGTGAGCGGGATTTCGTAAATTTGATCGCGAATGAGTGACCACCGCGCAGCGTCGGCTGGATCGTGCTCAAGGACGCGATGCTCGTCGAACTCGGACACGGCCTGGCGGAACGCCTCGCCTGGATCGTCACCGGCGACGACCCTGGCTTTGGCGAAGCGCTCACAGACGAGACCAGCCGTCATGCGGCAGCCGGCCGGCGCATACAGCCGCGCCGGCCTCGCCACGCTCTTCTCGAAAAACTCCCGGCAATTCGGCCGCGAGGTGCCGCTTGGGCTATGTGCGCTGAAATTGAAGCGCGTCGCCCACGCGGGGAGATCGTCGAAGTCGTTCGTACTCATTACGCACCTCATCGTGCGAGACCAGCGCGTTTTACTCCATTAGCGCCGCCGCTGTCAATAGAGCACGAAACTGCGTGGAGCTTGATCTCCACTGCCAGTGACGCTACAACTCACGCCATGACCGTCGCCGACTGGCTCACCGAGACTGACACTACGCAGGCTGCGCTGGCCGCCGCGCTCGGCGTGAGCAAGGCATACGTCTCGATGTTGTCAAGCGGCAGGCGGGTGCCGAGCCTCGCCGTGGCGCTGCGCGTCCAGGCAGCGACTGGTGGCGAAGTCACGCCGGCAGACCTGGCATGAGCGAGAGCGAGATTCATCGCTCGATCGTGGCCTGGCTGGCGCTGGCACTGCCCGCCGGCAGCGTCGTGCACCACAGCCCGAACGAGGGCAGGCACAAGGTGCAATACCGCGTGCGGCAGAAGCAGCTCGGCGTGCGGCCCGGCTGGCCCGATCTCGAAGTTTTCATTCCCCCCACTTGGTGGCTCGCGGGCGCGGCTTGGTCGCCACTCTTCCTTGAAGTGAAGGGCAAAACGGGCCGTGTATCGCCGCGCCAGACGGCGGTTCACGCCGAGTTGCACGAGACCGGCTGCCGCGTCGGAGTCGTGCGATCGATCGATGACGTGCACGACTTCCTGGCACCGCTGGTGGAGCTGCGCTGTGGCCGGTGAGAGAAAGCGGCATCCCAACTCGGTGGTGCGGCTGCGCGGCAGGCGCGGCTGGTCGCTGGCGCAACTCGCTCAAGTCAGTCGCATCGACGCGCAGACGCTGTCTGCGCTTGAGACCGGTAAGCTCACGCTGCACTCAGGTCACATGCACCGCTTGTCAACTGTTTTCGCCTGCACCGCCGAGGAGCTGTGTACGCCCTGCATCTCGCCGCGCTCGCCGCAGATCAAGCGCCGGCATAGCCGCGCAAACCTGCGCAAGGGCCGCGGCGATGCACGGTGGGCAGGGAAGCTGGCCATACCGAAGCACGCGCCGCCGCTGGTGCGCGAGTTCTTCCAGCTGCTGAACGACAACAAGCTGCTCATCAAGGACGCTGTCGAAGGCACCGACGTCGCGCGCATGACGGTCTCAGACTGGCGCTACCGCCACGCGCCGCTGCTCGGCAACTTCGAGGCCGTACTCCACAATCTTGGCTACGAGCTGCGCATCGTCGAGCGAGACGAGGAGTGATGTGCGAGTCCTCGACCTCTTCAGCGGAATCGGCGGATTCAGCCTCGGACTTGAGAGAGCCGGACCTTTTTGGACCGTCGCCTTCTGCGAGCGAGAGCCCTTCTGCCAGGCCGTCTTGCGAAAGCACTGGCCCGCCACGCCAATCTACGAAGACGTCAGGACCATTCCAACAGGTGGACTTGGAAGAATTGACCTTATCTGCGGCGGGTTCCCTTGCCAGCCCTGGAGTGTCGCCGGGCAGCGAGCAGGCGCGGAGGATGACCGTGACCTCTGGCCGGAAATGGCTCGCCTTGTTGCAGAG